CACGGGTCAAATGTTATCACCAAGAGAATTACAGGATGTCATCGGATTATTGTCAGTGAAGAATTGTGAAAAATTCCTCTCTGTCGATTATGCGGATGCCACCAATGAGATTCGCTCTTGGGTAACGGATGACCTTGTTGATGCCGTTTCCATATCACTTAAACTGAGTTATGAAGAATCTGAGCTTATTAAAAAGGCTTTGATCTTTCATCGACTCTTTTTACCTGATGGCATGACTGCCACAGGTGTGATAGATGGAAGCGATCAACAAAATTCGCAACTCATGGGGTCTGTTATATCTTTTGTCTTTCTTTGTTTGGCCAATGCAACTGTGTTGCGTTGGACAAAAGAAGTTTCTGACAATAGATTGTACAAACTTAATGATTGCCCTTTCTGTGTGAACGGTGATGATGCTGTTGTTCGTATTCGACCCAAAGGATATGAAAAGTGGGTGAAAATAGCTTCATTTGCTGGACTGGAACCATCTGTTGGAAAAGTGTATTTCTCCGATGAGTTCCTTAATATGAATTCTATAAGTCTCAACTACCACAAGGATGGTTGGGAAGGTTATCAAACATCTCGTATGTTTGGTGGTGTCTATCAGGAATCAAACCGTGTTTGCTACTATGAAGTAGTTCCATTTATAAATATGGGACTCCTTTATGGTCGTGCGAAGTCTGGTCAGATCCGTCTAGATACCTTTAACCCTTATGAATTCATAGGCCCTATTGCATATGAATTGATTCGTTACTGTCCCGAATCGTTGCGTAAGCGTGTTATGTGTCAATATTTACACATTCATGATAGTATTTTAAAGAAATTCAAACTACCTTGGTTTCTCCCAACATCTTTAGGAGGTTTAGGCCTTCCACCTGTTGATGAATATATTCCAAAGCGTAAAGACCTACGTCGTGCTCGCCTGATGGCCGACGGTTTAACCACTAATTTTCAACCTGGACAGAGTCCTTCTAAAGTTGAAAAAATAGCGTTAACTCGTCCGCATCTTCCAAGCACTTCGAAATGGCTTACGTGGGAATACATCATCAAACGGCGTAAGGAGATGTTTGGTGAATCTAAGAATGCATATACTGATGATTTCCATGTTTCGCGTGCGAAGATGGATGATTCTGGTTTATATTACTCCTTTGTCCCGTTGTCGAGTGAACGACTGGACGGTTTCCTTGCGGTTGAAGCGTTATTCAAATACGATTTGAAAAGTTTATTTAATTATAATAAACGTTTTAATAAAGTGTTTGAGGAACGTGTACAACTTGAGA